CTCATCCTTTAAATGGAATGCTTCATGAAACTCACTCCACTCTTCATCAATCAATGATTTTTGAGTCAACTTCTGATTCCCATTCGTCGTAAGATTGTAGGCTGCTCGGAATTGCTCCGCCTGATCCATTAACGTTTGGTGTGTTGTATAATTCATTCTCTAAGTAGTGGATTGCTTTAACAAGATCTAAGTGTTTGTTTTCTTTGTGACCAGCACGGCAAATGTACTTCACAGCACAGCCAAGATGGTAGTTAAGTTGCTGATCTCTTATGAAGTCCCAGCATTCGATGGTGCCTCTGGTGTAGTAGGCAGGTGAGTTGGCCATAGTTTTACTAGGTTGGATACGGTGTTAGCTAAAGCAAAGTTCTGACGTTGTAACGCCATAAATAATGTGATGATGTCGTCCTTACCTGCCTCCGGTAAAAGATCTTCTAGTCGTCGCAGCTTGAATGACTGCTCAACTGTCAGCTCGATAATCGGCGGCGGGGGTCCAAGGAATGACGGTGTGTTCGATTGGGTCATAGTCAGTACAGGTAAGAATTCTTGCTAGTCGTGCATTCATTAAGGCATCATCTTCTGAGAGACCTTTGTCTTCAAAAGCTTTGACTACTGTCTTCCATGTGTACCCATGCTCTTCAAACAAAGCTACTGCTCGTTTGATTCCAATACCAGGCACACCGCTGTAGCCATCAGTCTGATCACCTGCAAGTGTCTGAATAAGATGCCACTTAGCACCCTCTTCAGGTTCTACTGTGGTCAACTCTTTCATGTCATAAAGCTTGCCAGGTATCTGTTTCATATCCTTGTCAGGACTACATATAATATTATCAATATGAGCTGTTGCATAAATGCCCATAGCATCATCTGCTTCCAGTGTCGGGAGTCTGATGACTTCATAACTTTCAGCTAGTTGTGTGATAACTTTTCTGTAGCCACAAGGCTTCTTACGATTTCGATGTCCCTTGTAATCGGGATAAATTTTCTTCCTAAAATTCTTAGAGTCACTAAAGAAAAGAATTAGTTCTGGTGTGTCCCACATAAATTCATTCTTGATTTTAGTTAGGTCACGCTCTACATTCTTCAATGCTTCAGAGAACTTACTGACTACAGTAATGACATCATCACCCCAATCAATATCTTCTTCTGCTCCAGCGCAGGCTTTGTAGACTATGTAGTCTGCATCAATAAGTAGTTTCAATCCCAAAAATCCTCCCAACCTTCTGGAACATGTCGTTTATTCCAACGAGGCTTCCAGTTTTCAGCGTCAATAAAAACGTGGTATATGCCGGGCAATGGCTTTTCAGCGACAGAACAATACTTATTGGTTCGAGGATCAAATTTAAGGGTCTTTACATCAACCTTTAGAACCATACCTTCTTTCATGAAAATAAGATCAGCTTTGCCTACACAGGAGACATTCCTAAATACATCAGCACCGCGTAATAGAGCATCACGACATACAGTCAATTCCATAATGTCACCACTTCTATTGGAGTCAAACTCATCAGTGAGTCTCTGCCCATGTTTTTCCAATGACTGCTTCTGCTTCGATTGGGACTCTAAGTTTGTAATATTCTCCAGCTGCGAGGCTGCTAAATACCAAGGATGTTGAAAGGTCAGCTGCGTGTTCAGGGGAACATTCGTATTGCAATTCGTCATGTATAAATGCGAGCTGTGATGCACACAGCCCTGTTTGTTTAATAGTTTCGTTTGTAATAACCATCCACCGCTTTGCTATGACTGCGGCTGATGACTGTAAGAGCATGTTTAATGCCTTGTGTGGGCTATCAACTTTGATGTGACGCCCGTCTATTGATTTGATAAAGCCTTCCGCACTTGCCTTTTTAATCGCCTCAAGTAATTCCGAAAGTCCATCAATTGCAGAGACAAATGCTTCTCTAATTTCTTTGCCTTTCTTTTTAGCCTGAGCTTCATTTAATAAAGGGTCGTAGGACATACCAATTTTCTGATTGCCTGCTCCATAGATGAAGGCGTAGGAAATTGTTTTGATTTGTTTTCTAGAAACTCCGACCTTATCTGCATTGACTTGATGAATGTCTCCATTGAGTAAGGTGTCTCTAAAGTTGTTACTCCATCGTCCAAGGTAATGCGCGAGCATCCGAAGCTCGATGCCACTAAGATCAGCGCCAACCATAACTTGACCTGGCGTTGCTGTAAACAACTTCCTAAATTCATCATCACTTTTACACTGAGCTAAATTTGGATTACGATGAGCACATCTGTGAGTTACTGTGGCAACAGAACAGTGATGATGTATACGCTTAGCACTCGTACATAGCTTGAGCCATGCGTTGGTGCCTTCGGAGATCATCCCCAAGCTCTTCGTAATATCGAGACATTTCAGAAACTCCAAAGCAATCTGCGGTCCACCTGAGGCAGCCATCTCCTTCAGTACAATCTCGTCGATAATTGGCTTCCCAGTAGCTGTCATCTGGGTTGGTTTCCAGTGATAGTGTTCCTTTAATATCCATGCAATATGATCTCTTGAGGTGGGATTCGTTTCTTTTAAACGTGTGAATGGAGCATCTTTGACATAGCCTGTGGTCCGATTATCTCGTTTAGGAGTAAATACTGGTCCGGCAACGAAAGGATGCCTGTGACGTAATAGTTGATTAGTTTCTTCAAGTTGTTTTCTGAGAGACGATGCAAGTTCCCATGCAGCGCGTTCATCAAAGTACCATCCATGTAGTTGTTGTGTAGTTAATAATTGAGCAACTTGGTGCTCTAGTTTGACCCACTCAGGTATTTGTGGAAGTGGTCGCATAGTTTGACTGTGACGTTTACATCTTGGGCGCAGTAAGTCTCCATTTCTGGTGACCATTCCTGCCAATCTGTGCTTTTACCAAACTCACCTTTGTATTCTTTTAGCCTGTAGCCGTATGACTCCAACGAATGGCGTCCACGAAGGTGCAATGGCATGAGTGGGTTATCTATCTTCCTATCTATCTCTGCCATATCTGTGTGATAGAGCCGAGAAAGAAGCAGTGTGTCCAATACAAAAGCTTGTGGTTCAAACCACGGATACAGTTTTTTGATTATTGGAATGTCGAAACCAATCACGTTGTGACCTACTAGGACATCAGCATCTTCTAATCTTTGAATACCTCTGGTAATAGGTTCTTGATTACCTTTGTCGTTGTAAATAACTGTGGTGTCAGCCTCGCTGTCAAAGATAACAAGGCAGTGGATTTTGGTAACATCATCAAGTAGACCGTCAGTCTCTAGATCGAATACGAGCATTAGTCCAATGGTATGTTTTGTCTACAAACTGTGCTTTTCGTATAGCTTCAGCTGTAGGTGGGTTAGGTTTAAAAATCTGGTTCTTGGTCGAACACTGCTGCAATTCCTGTTTCATTAAACTTACAAGTATTAAGGTCGTATTTCAGTTGGCATGCTTCACCAACTTCGCCTGAATGGCGATTTTTAAGGACTCGCACTGTCGTAGCATCTCGTTCAGATCCGCTCTGTTGATTTCGCTCGAGTGCAATAACTGCGTCGCTAAGTTGACCAATGCTCCTACTTCCGCGCAAGCTTCTGAGCTGTACCCTTCCTCCTTCTTCATGTGATTGTCCATTAGGTGGTGTTGTTGTGTGACATACAAGGAATAAAGCAATACCTGTGCGTTCAACTAATGACCTTAGTTTTGTCATTGTTGTATCAATCATCCGACGTTCATCACCTTCAAGACCACTCAAAAGAATGGATAGGTGATCAAGAAAGATGACCTTTGTATCTAGTCCAGCCGCCATGTATTCAATGCGGTTGTAGATATGGTCAGGGTCATAGCTACCAAAACCATCAAACAAATGAAGGTTCCATTTAGCAATAGTGTTATCAAAGATCTCTGTCAGCTCGCTTCGTTGTTGCTCCCCGAGGTGTAGAGATCGTCTACTAGCGACTGACATGAGTCCGAGTGCTGTTCTTCTATTAGATTCTTCAAGCGCCAAGTAACCGCACCGCTCACCCTTGCTGAGAAGGTCAGCACATATTTCTCTGAGAATGGAACTCTTCCCCACGCCAGAGCCAGCAGTAACCGTGACAAGCTCTCCATATCTGATCCCGTGTAATAGCTTGTTGAGGCCTTCAAAGGGGTAGTCATGATCTGATGGTGGTGAAGGTGTGGTTACTATCTCTAAAAGAGTTTTGGCATCAACGATGCCGTCCGGTTGATATTGAACATGGTTGTAATTACATACTGCTCGTACTGCTTCAGTATCACCAACCTGTAATGCATCAGAGGCATCCTTGTAATCGTCTAAAAAGCCTATGAAAGTCTTGTTAGGTGGTAATACACTAGCTGCCTCTTTTGCAGCCTTCTGGCCTGCCTCATCGTTATCAAAGAATAAAACAATCTTGTCGTAATGATTGATCCATTCATAGTTTTTCTGAATGGCTTTCTTAGCTGCAGCTGCTCCATTTGGAATGGAGACCACAGGCCAAGGTTGACATTCATAGATGCTCATCGCATCCATTTCGCCTTCGCAAATTATTAACTTCTGATCCTTAGCTGTCTTGTGTCTGAAGTTCTGCATCCCGAATAGAGAATTGACTTCTCCTTCACAGCGGAATGACTTGTCTTTAGACCTTACTTTTGCTCCGACAACCTTGCCAGAACTGTCGAAATAATAGTGGCGTAAGATCTCACCATCTTTGTAGGTTTTGAATAGTTCACAGGTTCGCTCAGAGATTCCTCTTGATTGCAGCCGTCTGGCTGATCCTTGAAGTTGGACATTTGACACGTGATGATTGTGAAAGGAAGTGTTGTTATTGCCATGCGTTCGGGCATGACATTTAAAACAAAATGTGTGACCATCTGAATACAGACTATTGGCATCTGATGAGCCACACTCTGGACAAGGAATATGCTCTACGAACTCATTCTCTACATGAACCATTGAATTGGAATGTTGTGAAATGATGTCCAAGGGATACCTAATTTGTCGCAGTAAGCGGCATAAGTAGTCTTAGACTTCTTGCTGATTTTGTTATATGGTGACTGAAACACCATGCGTAAATCTATTTCTGGATGTTGTTCTTTTACATTGCGGATCTTACGGCGATCTTCACTGTCCCAGTAGCCTTTGCATTCTAAATAGATGCCGTTTGGTAACAAAAAGTCTGGGGAATAAATGTGCTGGATGACGTATGGAACCTTAGTAGATTCATATTCATACTTGACACCCAGCTCGCACATAAGATCAGCTACCTGTTCTTCAAGTCCTGATCTAAATGCCATTAGAAGTCAGCGTCATCCTCTTCTACAGAACTAGGTTCTGCTGCAATAACATTAGGGATGGTTGCTTTGTATCCAGCAGTAGTACCGAATAGATCAGCAACATCTTCAGTAGACATATCTCCCACATCAACACCTGCTGATGAAGACAATGTAACTACTTGAATACCCTTTAGCTTAAGACTTGTACCATAAGTAATACCATCTCGCAAGATGTAAGGCTTTTGGTAAAGAGCTAGCTTTACGGTAGATCCACTAAAAAGAGGAAGACGCTCATCAGTAATAACTGTTCCATCAGTATCTACTACAGGTGGTTTTGTATCCTCATTCCATGAGAACTTAACTTTATATTTTCCTTTAGTTACTTCTTCCCAAGGCTCAGGCTTAAGTACTGAACGTTTTGGATTCTTTAGTTTAGATTCAGCCCACTTAAGGGACTCAGTTCGGTCTTCTTCTAGTGCTTCAACCATTGATTCATCGACTAGTGCGCCAAGTGAATAGCCAAATTTAGAAGGTGTCATTACAGCTTGATATCCTTCGAGGACAACAGGCTCTGGAGTTACAAATGTGTTGCGGGTCATTAACAGAAAAAATAGGTGGAGTTAATTACTGATTCAGGGTTCAGTGTTCCAATGATTGGAGGCTCTTCTTCAGCCCCAATTTGTTCAGCCCAAGACTTTAAGTAATCTTGTTCTGCAAATATGTGCATGTATGTCTCACGAACAAGGGTTGAAAGAGTAGACATGTCAGTAGCACGACATAAAACCGAGTCGTGTATGAGGGCCAACGGAGCGTTGAAGCGTAGTGCAGATAGGTGGAGTAATGATGCATCAAGTGAGTGGATTAGATTAGGACTAGTAGCATTTAAGTGGTGCAATTTATCAACTTCATTTTTGTCAGCTGTTGCTACAAAAATATTACATTCTCCTAGCAGTTGCAGACGGACTCGTTCAACTTGTTTTTTCATCAGAGACTGCGTTACTACGAACCCTGATGGAGTAGTCCAAGTAAATTTATTAGCACCTCTATCAATAGCTTTACCTACCTCTTTCTCAATCCACTTCATGACCTTCATTGGTCCTTCAAACTTAAGACACATAGCCTCTCTTACTGCGTTAACAATCTGAGTAAGCTCATCCTTATCTACTTCAATACCATCTTCTTTTAACGCTTCTTTGATATAAGAGCGGTTAGAGAATGGCTTTGCATTGTAAGGAATAGTCATCACAGTTCGCTTGGTTTTCTTTCTATCCCAGTAAGGTTTTATCCGTTCGGGAATAGAATCAATACAAGCTTCTGCAATTACTAAATATGCATCTTGTGGCGTGTCACTAGGCAGTACATTGACAAGCTTTGCAGTTGAAGCACAACGGCAAAGTCCTGACAGCACCTGCAATCCTGATGCAGTGGCGTCAACTGCGACCGGCAGATTTGTGTAATTTCTATCACACAAAATCACGGAATGGTAGTAAGCATCACACGCGGCCAGAAAACGAAAGGGCTCATCTGCCCCTTCCCAAGTGGACAGGTTGCCAATAGGGTCAGTAGCGACCTTGGTGATTAGATCATGATTGTCTAACGTCCAAAGGATTCGTTCAGTCATAGGAAGCTTAGAGTTTCCATATGTAGTACTGACTTCAAACGCCAGCCAGTCTTCTGCTTCAGGTGTCATCAACGCTTGTTTGTGAAACAAGAGTAGTGATTTAGAGAAGTCGTCTCCTTGCGGTGTAAGAAATGCAGGGATTGGATAACACCTACCCCTGTAGTCAAATGACCACGGAATGTAGAACTTCTCATACTTCTCAAACACTTCAACAGCATTCATAGTCATACGTGTACGACATGAACGCTTGAAGGCTTGAGCATTGATATTCATTACCTCTGCCGCACGTCGCCTGTAGTCTTTGCGTGAGTCTTTGTTGTCAGCAATGTCTACAGGCTTAGGAGGCAGTGGCATCTCAATGACAGGGATGAACTTTCCAACCCCAATACCACGCTCTTGCAACGTCTTTGCAACGTCAACAATGAATGGATTGAGAGTGTAGGCGGTTTGCTGAATGTGATTCAGAAAATCAACTGGAGTCTTTCCCTGTATACACTGCCTGTTACCGCGCCGAACCATGTCGTAGCCCTCCATCACTTCATTAAGGATGTAGCCGCCACCTGTCCCATCAGCCTGCCAATCGTTAGGTGGAACGATCATTGGCCAAGCAATAGGGCTAAACATTTCTGCTTGTGCCATCAGTTGATCTTTGATCGCCATGAACTCAGGCGTAGGGATCACGTAGTTGACACGTTTACGACCTTCCTGACGACTATCGATACTGAACCAGCCGCTTACCTCACAAATACAGTCGAGCAGCCAGCCACCTAAACGGACACGATTAGCTCGGCCCCAAGGCTTCCAATGCTCTACGTCATATCGATTCATAAGGGTTCGGATGACCGTCACCTTTTGAGTAGTGCCTATGGACTTATGCCAATAGTTTTTTTGAAGTGTGTGGAGGAGGCCAGGACATGTGCGTTCGTAATGACGCAACATGCATTCCTGCTCAATTGCCAAGCCAATGCAATCAGTGACATTGGCCACCAAGTTTGACTTTCGTTTAGCACTGAATACAGTGTCAAAGTTAACCTTACTAGCAATAGCTGCAGCAGATTCAGCATCAAGCTCATCAAGGAATGGCTTGATTTCCTTAAAGTTAGCACCAGCAGTCCCTTTTTTGATGCGTAAATGTGTTTCTTTAATACGTGCAACTAAAACAGGCATTAACTGCTCAATTGAAGACACTCCGTAAACACTTGCACTTGAATAACTTTTCTCCTCAAGTTGTTTTGTGTTGTTGTGTAGCTTCTCAAGCCCACGCTTGATTTGTTC